GTCGGTGCGTGAAATTTCGCGACCATCGGCGGTAGCGCCTGATACTGCGATGCGGATAAATTTGGTGACTGGCATGTTGGTCCTTATTTAATCGAGTTGTAATCGAGTGGTGTAGCTAATAAGTACACATAGTCAGTATTAGCGCCATGAGTGGCAATGTTTTGCAGTTCTAATTGGAGTGTTTAGAACTAGCGCGAATAAGCATCTGCTACGCGCACAGCTAACCTTGCAGCTATGAATGCAGTCACTGAAATAGTCAATGAGCTAGACCCGCGTAAACAAGCCCGCCTTTTATATTGGAGTGGCTACCGTGTGGCGCGTATCGCCGAGATGTTGGGCGAGAATAAAGCCACGATTCATAGCTGGAAGCGCCGCGATAAGTGGGACGACACCAACCCGACTGACCGCGTAGAGGCGACGATCGAAAGCCGCTTGAGTAAGCTGGTGCTGAAGGATAAAAAAGAGCCGATTGATTTTAAAGAGATTGATTTGCTGGCGCGGCAGATGGAGCGCATGAGCCGGGTGCGTAAGCATGACAAAACAGGTAATGAGGCCGACCTGAATCCGAAAGTGGCAAACCGTAATAGTGGGCCACGGCGCAAGGCCGAGCGCAACCCGATCAGCGATGAGCAGCATGCGCAATTGCTGACGGCATTTAAAGAGTCATTATTTGGTCACCAGCGCACATGGTTTCGTGCTGGCATGGAGCACAGGATCCGCAACTTGCTGAAAAGCCGCCAGATTGGCGCAACTTGGTTTTTTGCGCGTGAGGCTTTGTGCGATGCACTGGAGACTGGGCGCAACCAGATATTCTTGAGCGCGTCTAAATCTCAGGCGCATGTATTTAAACAATATATTGTGCAGTTTGCGAAAGAGGCCGCAGATATCGAGCTGACCGGCGACCCGATGATTTTGCCGAATGATGCCACGCTTTATTTTTTAGGCACTAACTCAAAAACAGCGCAAAGCTACCACGGCAATTTGTATGTGGATGAGTATTTCTGGATCAATAAGTTTCAGGAGCTGCGCAAGGTGGCATCCGGCATGGCGGCGCACAAGCATTGGCGCCAGACTTATTTCAGTACGCCTTCTAGTTTGTCGCATGACGCGTTTCCGTTTTGGGATGGGTCTTTGTTTAACAAGGGTCGCTCTAAAGATTCTAAAGTCGAGTTTGATATTTCGCACCATGTGCTTAAAAACGGGGTGCTGTGCCCGGATGGCCAGTGGCGGCAAATAGTAACGATTGATGATGCGCTGGCTGGTGGCTGTGATCTGTTCGACTTGCAGCAGCTGCTGCTTGAGTACGGTCCGGATGAGTTTTCTAATTTATTTCGCTGCCAGTTTATTGATGACGCTGCGTCTGTGTTCCCGTTATCTGAAATGCAAGCCTGTATGGTGGATAGCTGGACGGTGTGGGATGACTACAAGCCGTTTGCACTGCGTCCGCTTGGGTTCCGAGAGGTTTGGATTGGTTATGATCCGGCACTTGGTGGTGATAGTTCTGCTCTAGTGGTATTAGCACCGCCTATGGTGGCAGGTGGTAAGTTCCGTATGATTGAGCGCCACCAGTTCAGCAACATGGATTTTGCGGCACAGGCGCAGGCAATTCGCAAAATGACCGAGCGTTACAACGTAACTTACATCGGCATCGATGTGACCGGGCTGGGGCAGGGCGTTTATCAGCTGGTGAAACAGTTTTTCCCGAATGTGCAGTCGTTCTCTTATAACCCGGAGCTAAAAACTCGCCTAGTGTTAAAGGCTTCTGATGTGATCCGCAACCGCAGGCTTGAATTCGATGCGGGCTGGACCGATGTGTCGGCATCGTTCATGGCGATTAAAAAAACCACGACCCCAAGCGGTCAGCAAGTTACTTTTAAAGCAGGGCGGTCTGCCGAAACCAGCCATGCCGATATCGCGTGGGCAACCATGCATGCAATGGCAAACGAGCCGCTGGAAGGCGCTACCGATACTAATCAATCAATGATGGAGATTTACTAATGACTAAGCCTGAATTACTTAAAAGCAAGCCTGCAAGCAAAAAGCTAACTACCAGAGCGGAGGCGAAGCCTGAGGTGTTTTCGTTTGGGGACCCGATTGCGATTCTTGATCGTAACGAGATATTTGATTATATGGAGTGTTTGTCAGTAGGCAAGTATTACGAGCCGCCGATTTCGTTTGCTGGGTTGGCAAAGGCGTTTAGGTCATCGGTGCATCATAGCAGCGCGATTTATGTGAAGCGTAATATTCTGGTGAGCTGCTTTGTGCCTAATCCATTGTTAAGCCGTAGCGATTTTTCAAAGTGGGCGCTCGATTATCTGGTATTCGGTAACGGTATGCTGGAGACGAAAAAAGCACGACTTGGTAAGATCATCGGCTTTGAGCATGCGCTGGCTAAATATACAAGGCGCGGCGTGAAGCCTGATACCTATTTTTATGTGACAGGCTACAAGCAGGAGCATGAATTCGGCAAGGGCTCTATCTTTCATTTGATTGAGCCGGATCTGAATCAGGAGCTGTACGGTTTGCCTGAGTACTTGCCTGCATTGAACTCTGCGCTGCTGAATGAAGACGCGACACTGTTCCGCCGCCGCTATTACAAAAACGGCAGCCATGCCGGATTTATTCTCTACATGACAGACGCTGCACAAAAACAGGATGATGTAGACGCGCTGCGCGATGCGCTCAAGAACGCCAAAGGGCCGGGCAACTTCCGCAACCTGTTTATGTACGCGCCAAACGGTAAGAAGGATGGCATTCAGTTGATCCCGGTATCTGAAGTCGCCGCGAAAGATGAATTCTTCAACATTAAAAACATCACGCGCGATGATCAGCTGGCCGCACACCGCGTACCGCCACAACTCATGGGCATCATACCAACCAACACAGGCGGCTTCGGCAACCCAGCCGACACCGCGCAGGTATTCTCACGCAATGAGCTGAAACCGCTGCAATCCAGATTCATGGAGCTAAACGAGTGGGCAGGGGTTGAGGTTGTGAAGTTTACTGACTACGAGATCACGAAGACAGTTAATCCAGTAGAACCAACAGAGCCTGAACGTCGCAAGTAATTCCATAGCCAATTAAATTGTGTATATGCAAGCCGCCTCATAAGGCGGCTTTTTTTTCACCTAAGCAATCAATCACCGAAAATATGCAAAAAACAGCCTGTAAACACCTGGCGCGCGCGCTCGTGACCCCGCCACGCCCGCGCGCTTTACCTCGTTATTTTTATGCAGGTGCATGAGTTGCTTGAGTGGCGGCGCGTGTGTGGGCTTGGTGCGTGTTTGTATGATCATTAATTATGCAAACACGTGCGCCAGCCGCATGCAGTATGGTGAAAGCGCCATTTATGCTAAAAAATAAAATTGCCCATCGGGAAAAGGTAATATTAGTAATTCAACTAAAAATAATTAACTAAGTAATTGATTTGTATATATATTTTATATTACTTGTAAAGGTAATATTTAGTAATATAAAAGGTAATATTTTTGCAAGTATATGATTTATATATAAAAAATATATTGAATTTATTACTTAAGAAAAGGTAATAACATTACTCTAATATTACTTAAATATTACCTTTTGCAATATCGCTCTAAGCCTTGTATTTATTTGCTTTCAAGCTAATTCATGAAAAATATTACCAATATTACCTTTTCCCGATGGGCTCAAGAATTTTAAAAAATGTAATTTGAGGTAATTGCAATTTGTCTGTAATATGTGCGCCTTACACATCTGTTGTTATATCGATTATCAATCTTGATGCACCAAATAATGCACCAAGGTTATTTTTAAATGTTAGTAACATGATGTTTTGTAGGCATTTATTATCTGCGGTCGAGTCTCACCTCTTCCGCCAGAACACTAGCAAACAAGCCACTTTCGAGTGGCTTTTTCTTTATACCCAACATAAAACCCAACATAAGCAATACTGCTTAAATCCCCTTTAGCCATTGGATAAGTGACACGCGCTTACCCTTCGTTATCGGTGTTACTTTGTGCAATAACTCAGATTTGAATATACAGGCCATGCCAATATCGCGGCTAGCTCTCAAGGTCTTATTGCTTGCCAGTATCACCAATAGATCACCGCCTTCGTAGTTATCTGATAGCTGAATGGATATGGTAAGCCTTCGCTTTTCGCCATCGTCTGTGTGCCATTCAAACTTGTCGCCTTTGGTGTAGGTCAGATAATTGGCTGTTTCGGTCAGGATTAAATCACCAACATTCATAAAGTCTCTAGCCTCTGCCAGCGCTGTGAATATGCGCTTGAATATCCATTCATAAGAGGGTATATCCTGCCTTATGCGTGATTGTTTAGCTTTGAAGTGGTCAGGCTTCAAGCCATAAGAGGTTAACGCTGCATATCTGGGGTGCTGATCGAGTAGCTTTTTAATCTCTTCACATTCTGCCGCCGTGAATAACCTTAAACTGATTGCTTCCTTAGTGCGTAGGTTTTCAAGTTCTGCCGCCATCCAATTGAATGTAGTCTGCCAGCATGAGATATTCCTGAATAATCGTGCGCTAGGGTACCAGTGAGTGAATGTGTCGCTGTCTTCCCATCTCCAGCATGAGGGATTACCTAAACCTATCCATACAGGCTTACCCATTACCCCAGCTAGGTGAGCAACCGAAGTATCAACCGTTATGACTAAATCAAGGCTTGCAATAACGCGCGCTGTGGCCTCGTAATTATCTAGCCTATGCCCTACCATCCATGAGGGTGTTTTATCGCTTTCTGCGCCCACCTGTAGCGAGTGAAATGTTATATCTGTGAAGCTTTCAAACGCTTTCAGGACTTCATGGCTTGCTGATCTAAAGTAGTCTGTAGGGTTTAGATCATTACCGCGCCAACATACGCCAACATTAAAACCTTCCAGCTTTTCACCTTCTATGTGGATATATGGGTCAGGCTCATAACTAGCATTGAGTATATGCGGCAATGTGAAGGCCACGGCATAAGCATCTGCCACGCTTGCTGTATGTACAATGTCCGCATCTATAACGCTGTCAATATCGGTGTTAAGTGCTATCAGGCTCATTAAGCTGGGGTATGCTGCCACCGTTAAATGATTGCACAATGGTCTAGCTAATTTAATGTAGCGTAGGAATTGCAGCGCGTCACCGTTGCCCTGGTCTAATATGATTAAAAGCCTGTCCACCTTTTCACCTGTCCATAGCGGTATTTTGCCCTGTACAGTTTCCAGCGGTACACCGCCAATGCTGCCTTTATTCTGATACTCTTTAGCTATGTATTTAAAAAACTCTGTAAAGCCTTTTTGCTGGAATATGCCATGTAAAGTTATATTGGCTCGGTTGTCTTTTTGAGGTGTAAATATATTGGTAATTTCTACCAGTTCAATTCTAGCTGTAGGATTCTCAGGCTCTAACGCTAGTGCTGTCTGATAACACTGGGCGGCCTCTTTTAACTTGCGTGCAATGCGGTAACACTTGCCTAATATCATTATGCTGTCCACGTTGCCGCTGTTTAACGTGTCTGCGCTTTCATGTGCTGCAATGGCTTGATCTATATCACCGCCAACAAAATAAAGGCCAGCGCATAGCCTTTGAATGTCGTGATTATCAATTTTAGACAGTAGATTAATTCTAGGCTTAGCCTGTGCATACATACCAGCCATTACAAGGCCGTGACAATCTGCCAAAGCTTTCTTTATGATTTCCAGATTCATTCCAGCCCCTAATAAGTTAATAAAAATGCGTTTTCTGATCTGACTGTGCAAATAAATATCTAGGATGACGGATTACAGGCAATTGCTTTCCAATTATAACCACCCTCCACCGTTAAGAAAAAGGCCAGCAGAATCACTCTGCCAGCCTCTCTTGTTACTTTAGCCTTGCGCCTTATAGAAACGCTGTCTAACTGTCGGTGTTTTGCTGAATCATGGCACTAACCGACTAATCCATGTTTGGGAAACGCTTTTCAGCTACCGCCCAACTCGGGAGTAAAACTAGATCGTAACCACTTGTACAGCGCTTGGTGACAATACAGCCAAACCAGCACGCAACTCACTACGAGCTTGCAGGATATTCTCTACAAAATTCGCGTTAATTCTGCCGAATTCAAAAGCAACTGATTGACGGTCAAGCAATAGGCATTGTGTAGTGTCCATTACAATCGCTTTGTTAGTCGGTACAGCGGCGCTTAAAAGTACAGGCACGCCCCAAATGCTTGGAGGTGCTGGGTTTGCCCATCCACCTGCAACATAATCACCAGCGGTCAGGCGTTCGGCTCTCAGTGCTTGCCATTTGGTAGGGTGTAGCAATACCAAGTTAGCATTCCAGCCAATGGTTTGTAGTTGTGCTTGCGCTTCGCCGATAGCGTCTGCATCACCTGCATTAGATGACTGAGTAAAGGCTGTGCCAAGTGTTAACAGGCCGCCAATCTTGCCAGTAGTGCCAGCGCCAGCCACCAACTCATTTTGCAGTTTAAGCAATACTGAATAATTGAGGCGTGATTGAATGAATGTCATTAGAGCAGGGCTGTCAGCGAGTACCTGTTCTGAGCATGGCAAGGTCACGGCAATAGTCGCAATGTTTGCAGTTTTCAGCTCAGTCGGCAGATTGCCTACTGCTTTAGTGTCACCTTGATTAACTTGATAGTCTGCCGCATCAGAATATGCCGCATCAAGTGCAACATACTCAAATGAAGCTGCGCTAACGCCAATACGAGGCAATGATGAAAGCAATGATAGCTGTGTGCGTGCATCGTTAGCGATCTGGCCATAGCGTGCAGCCTGTACAGGGTAGGTGTAATCGGTTGAGCTTGTACCAGCATCACCGACTACTGTAGCTTTGATTAAAACATCAAGCGAAGTTTCACCCGTGATAATTGCAGATTTCTGTTTGCGTTCACGGAATGCTTTCAACTCTGTAGACTGATCAAACAAGCGGCTAATGGCTTTAGTGTTCATGCCGCCAGGTGCGCTCATGTAACCCATATCGCCTTTCTGTGCCAGTTCGGCAAAGCTTGCTGACAGTGATTTGTATTCATCTGATAGCGCTTTAACTTCGCTTTTGGTTTCGTTAATTGCAGCATTTGCCTTAGTTGTAAATTGGTCTAAGGATTCTTGTAGATCTTGGATATTTTCCATGGTATAGGTTCTTTCTTAAAATTTATTTGCAAGTTTTAATATGAGATTGGCTAGAGCTGATAATTCTGCTTTGTCGGCCTTTACCCAAAATCCCTTTTGAGCAATGTCGGCGGCTTCTTTTCGTGAAAAGTTGCCAGCGGTACGAAGCATAGTTTCAAACTCGCGCAATGTATGAGGCTTTGCTGAATTTAAGTTTTTAACATTGGTAACTCGCGCCTGTGGATTGCTTGGTAGTGATACCAGGCTGATCTCCGCAAGCTCTAAATCATGCAAGTAAGTAATGCCGCCTTTAACTTCGCTGCCATTAGGTGCAACCATGTAGCCGATAGAAAAAGAGGCAATATCTCCTGCTTTCAAATGTTCGAAAGCATCGCGTCCTGCTTGAGTGTTAAGATTGAGTTGACCGCGAACATGCAAGCCTTTTTCATCCTCCCGGATGTCAAGCCATTTGCCCACTGGTTGAGATTGGCTATGCGCCCACAACATAACTACAGGCTTGTTAGCATTAAGTGAGTTTGCAAACGCGCCCTTGACCACGACGTCGCCGTGACTATCTAGCACGTTCCATACACTCGCATAACCTTCAACAATGCCTTGTTCTGTTGCTTTCAGGTCTAAAACCTGAATTGATGATATTTGCATAGCTTTCTCCTTAAATTAACAAAGCTCGGGTATTTTTGAGCTTTCAATTTAAGCAGCAATCCCTGCAACTTTTTTGAAAGTATCAAATAACGCATCCCGCGCATTGATTTAATTACTCTAGCACATAATTCAATAAATTACATTAACTTTTTCATGTATGTTATTGATTGTTATATATTTATGTTGATTGTTACAATAAATAATTAATGGCTTGCCTGATCAACCACTACAATCTCGCTAATCGTTGCGCGTTCCTTTGTCTTGGCATTAGTAAGGGTCACAGCGATAGTGATAGTGCGGTCAAATGGTGCTGGGTTCATGCCTACTTCCAGCTTTACTTGATCGCCTTCAGCACAGCAGGCTAGTATGCCGTTGCGGTTCTTTTCAGTCAGTTCTGCGTACCAATCGACTAACACTCGGTTAGCCTGGTTAACTAATTTTTCTAAATTGTTTTCTGTGTTCATGGTGTTGTCCTTTTCATTATTCCCATGGTTTAGATGTGCTGTGGCTGACGATGTCAGGCGCTTTGTTAGCTCGGTATATGGCTTGGTGAGTTAATCGCATAGAGCGCATTAAAACCGCTATACAGCCACTCTGTTTCGCGTGCATCGTTTGCAATTTCTCAAGCCGTTTCAATCCATCATCATCAAGCGCCCATTCTGGTTTAAAGCTGTCCAGCATTGCGCTAACATTGCGCTGTTGAATAATGTGCTGGCATAGTGCCTCCAGCATGGCTGTGTGTTCACGACCGAAAAAGTCAGCAGGCTTGCTATTAACAATTTCAATCCATACATTCTTTAAGTCATTATTCAAGTGATCAGGCGCGATCATTCTAGATTTGCCAGTAATACTGACTACACCTAAACCAGCCTGTGATTGTTTGCCTCGTTGTTTCATGTTTATATCCTTTCTAAAAATACCAATTTAGCTAAGCTGAGTTTCACGTACGGTATGGGGCAACTCAGTAAAAGAGTTGGATTCACCCCTCCGGCCTGTTTCCCATAATCAATATCTGTTTAATCATTTCAGGTGCAAGGTTTAGGTGCATAGGTGCACCCCTATAGGGTGTTGCACCTAAACGCACCTTTTACTACCTCGATAGTGCATTAAGGTGCATTTAGTCATTTGCACCTATTTGCACCTTTGCACCTCCTTGTGTTTCCGCGCCTACCATGCCAGCCATGTCATAAGCCTGACCAGCATCAACCAACTTTTTAATCTCTCGATAAATGTTTCCTTTTGCATACCTATCATCGAAGTGTTTAACTACATCTGCCTTTTTAACGCTTACTGCTTTGGTGCGTAAGAATTCCAAAATAGCGCCTCCAGTTTCGTTAATCCTTTTTGATTTCTCTTTTATTGGTGCGTCTGCTGATACCACTATGGCAACCGATGAAGGCTTATCCCATTTTGTATAGCCGAGGTGTACTGATTCCAACTTAAACCCTATGCGTTCGCCTTTGGTGCTTAGGTCACGTTGCTTTGTGATCTCGCAGCATCTCCCACTAACTGAGTCGGTCACTTCCATTTCAGTATCAACCGCAGCACGTACGCCACTCCATCCCCTGGCACCTGCTGCCGCATTTTTGCCGCTATGGTGGATTAATAGAAAGTGTGCGTTTGTTTCGGTGCGGATTTGGTCAAAGTGCCTGACTACTATGCCCATATCCTGCCCAGCATTTTCATTGGCACCTGCGCTTAGGCGTGCGAGTGTGTCACCTATGATTAATATAGATTTCTGGCCTGTCTCGGCTTCGATTATCTTAACCATGCTGATAACTCTGTTTGTGTCTGCATCACCATCGAATAGATCAATAGGACTTTGCACAATAGCGAAGTTAGGTACTTTTATATTGTGGTGTTTTTGATACCCTTGCAGCCTGCGCCTAACGCTTGCAGGGCTTTCAGCTGCCAGATAGATCACTAAACCTTGTTCGGTCTTTCTACCCATCCAGTCAATGCCACGTGCGATAGCGCAAGCCATATCAATCACTAGGAATGTTTTACCGCTGTTACTATCCCCATATAGCACGCTACCATCTCCAGCCGTTAAGATTCCCTCTACAATCTCTTCGGGCGGTTCGTATGTATCACCTAATTCATGTGCAAATACATAACTTAAGTCTGCACCGAGTGCAGAGTTTATCTCAGCTTCACTGAGCGCCTTGAGCACTGCGGCGTTGCCGTGTTTTTGCTGAATGTCTTTTAAATCAGCGTTCTTTTCACCTTGTAATGTGATTGTTTGAATTTTGGTCATCATTCGGCATCCTTCACAATAATCACAGTTTCAGGATTGAATTGATTTGCCAGCATTTCGGCTGTGGATTGAAGTCTGCTAAGGCCAAAAGCAACCGCTGTGACTATGTTGCGTTTAATTTGCGCCGCATGAGCTGTTGCCCATCCTTCCACTACATACCAGCCGCTAGCATCCATTTCATTACCAAGTAACAGATAAGCGCCTGACATCGTGCCAAAAGTCTGTTTATTGCCTTCATGGTTAATGCACTGTACTGCTTGCACGTTACCTGTGCCGCCTGATCTAATTGGAATAATTACGCAGTCAGATTGCTTGCCAATAATGCCGCCTGAAGCCTCTCCACGCCTTGCACCGAAAGCATGGTGTATCTGTTTGCGCTGGCAATAGGGATGACTGGCCAAAAGTGCATCATCATCGTGCGCCATATTCCATAGCTTCAATGCGTACTCGCTAAGATTGCGATTCTCTTTTGGTGCTGGCTTGATCTTAATTTCTGGCAGAATGACTGCCTTATCAGCTTGATAGCCATGGTCACGCGCTGTTTTGAATAGGGTCTTAATGGTTATGCCGCGACCTTTAAATGACTTCCATACCGCATTGGCATCACGCTCATTGAATTTGTCTGAGTATTGCGACCACTCCAGCCATATCGAATAGCCAGTGTCACCAAGTTCAGATTTAACGGCCATGCCTATATCAAGCCATGTTTCACGATCATCGGCTGGAATATAGGTCAGTGCGCTTCTGATTTCATTTAATTGATTAGTCATATACACCGCCAATCTTGAGAAAGTTGGCTACATGCTGTAGGCGGTCTGCTGCATATAGCTTCATGCCTGACTTCCTGCAATACACGGCATAATTGCCACCGATAGTTTTATAAATCTTGAGATTGTCAGCGCAATAAAGCTGTAGCTTCTTCTTATCGCATTTAGCTCTCAGTGATTGAAATTCAGTTGTATAAGATTTGGGATTGTTAAACATGGCTGCCTCCCATCTTTGCTTTGGCTTTCTCAGCTACGGTTAAACCGCATTCAGTAGCAAAATAAAGGCAAGCGCGATCAAGTTCATATTCTGAATAATTAGGATTTGCAGCGATATACTCATTGATTAACCCTTCATAGGTTGCAAACTTATTTAATGGCTTTTTATATAGCTTAGGTGTATGATTATTAAAGTGATTATTTGATGCTGGCTCTGTCGAAGGGGCTGGCTTTTTTTTCATTTTGCAGCCTCCCAAGCTTCAATGTCTGAGAGTTTCCAGCGAGTACAGCCAGGTGACAGTTTTGTGCAACTAGGGAATTTAGGGTCATTAGCCGCCCAGCGCCATACTGTTTGACGTGATACGCTATAACGTTGCGCTATTTGGCTGTCTGATAGATAGGTTGCAGGTTGAGGTGGTAATGCTACCTCTTTAATGATTGTTACTTGTTGAGTGTTCATTTTGTCTTGTCCTTGATTAGTTGCGACAAGACAAACTTTATTTCTGTGGTGTGTGTTTTCCGTTCGTGGAATTTTTAAAAGAAAATAGTATTGTTTTAAATCATCAAGTTAAATGAATTATTAAGCCTTTCTAATTCCCTAACTTTGCTTTCGCTAATATTGAAAATTAGTCCTGCAACTTGGTAAGCTGTCATAAATTCAATATCTTCTTTTAGTTTATCTGATAGGCGCACTCTATAAGCTTTCAAATATGCGGTTACTTCATTTAATGCAAGCTTGCTCATTTTGTTTTCAGCTTTATGATTAGCTGGCGCTACTTTGTACAATCCAAATTCTACTAAGTCATTTAGTATATGTTTAAGATTTGAAGCTAATTGAATATCCTTATCTCGTTGTTTTCTTTTTTCTGGGGTGCTTATTCCTTTAGTTAAGTCAAAGCCCATCAGCTGCATAAAATCACCGCCTGAGTTATAAGCATTAAGAGTATTTTCATATTCACGTTTCAACCATTCTGGGCATGGTTCATTTGAATGCATCCAAAGTGCTATTGCATCAAATAAAGGTACAGCGCCATTACGGTAATGTTTTTCTAAATCTATGCTGTTCATTATTAGCCCCTAAATATCCCCACCGATTAAGTAGGGCGGTTATGGTTAAACTCTTTTAGATTTAATGTCGATTACTTTCGCTTTATTGTCGCCGTTGTTTATAAAGTCCGCCCAGTCCTGCATTAAAGCAATGCGTTTCTCGAATAAGTCACCGCGTCTATAAGCTGCCTCAACTTTGCTGCCTACGGTATGAGCTAGCGCCATTTCTTTAACTTCATGGCTGTGGTTTGTTCTTTCACTTGCCCAGTCTCTAAATGTTGATCTAAAGCCATGCGGTACTACTTTAATATCCATACGCTTTAATACTGCTGATAAGGTCATGTCTGACAGCTTGCCGCCTCTAGGTGAGGGGAATACTAGGTTATTGTCTACAAATCTAGGCATGGCCTGTAATAACGCTATGGCATCGTTTGAAAGGGCGCTTCTATGTTCTTTTTTGCCTTTCATGCGCTCGGCTGGAATTGTCCACACTTTATTATCTAGGTCGATTTCATCCCATGATGCACCGCGCACCTCGCCTGATCTGGCAGCTGTAAGAATAGTAAACTCTAAGGCTCTAGCGCCTATGCCTTCCTGTTCGCGCAATTTAGGCATGAAAGATGGCATATCATCTATTTTCATTGCTGCATGATGTTTAACTGTTTTGATTTGGCTAGGCTTGTTATAGATTTGGTCTAGATAACCTTGCCACCTTGCAGGGTTGTCACCTTTACGATAGCCGTTCACGGTTGCCCAGGCTAATATAGCCTCTACATTGCCTCTGAGTTTTTTAGCTGTGTCGGTCTTATCATCCCAGATAGGGTCGAATACTTGTTTAATGCTTGCTAGGTCGATTTCTGCCACTGGCATTTTGCCAATGAAAGGGCTGGCATACATACGAATAGCGCTAATCCATTGCGCTTTATACTTATCGTTTTTAAATGTTTTACTCTTAGCAGCGTGTACTTTGTCGGCTGCATCGTCGAAAGTAATAGTATTGCGTTGTGAGGCTATTAGACGCGCCATAGACGCTCTTTTATCTTCTACTGGGTCAATGCCATTGGCAATTAATGATTTCTTCTCTAAGGCCTTCTCACGCGCCATAGCTAGTGAAGTCTCAGGATATGCACCCAAACCAATATCGCGCCTCTTATCGCCTATTTTGGCTCGCAATATCCACGATCTAGCGCCTGTCTTGGTCACCTGTAGATGCAACCCAGCCACACCGCCCACAGAATATAAACCTTCCTGTATAATGCGCTTTACTTCGATAGCTGATAATTCTTTAGCAATTTTCGGCAT